CCTAAAAATCCATGATACATATTCAATTATTTGTTAGGAGTGTAATGAACACTCCTTGGTGCTTGGGTGTTATGGGATTTGCTCTAGTGTTTGTTCCTATCTTAGGGATGTGGGCAGTTCACAAATATGGTTGGAAGCACTGGGAACCATTTGACAAGGGGCACAAGTAGTGCTATATTATAAGGGTGGTTGAGAGACCACTGCGGTAACCTCCTTGGTAGTTCAGGGTTAGCGGCGACAGGAACTACCGCCACGGGGCGTAGTATAGTGGCAGAATGCCGCGTTTGGGACGCGGAGGTGCAAGTTCGATTCTTGCCGCCCCGACTGCATATACATAATGGTAAGATGCAATTTTATTCTGTGGAATACTGGCAAGAGAATTGGGAAACACTTTTTGAAAGAGTGGAGAATGGAGAGACAATAGGTATAGAGAACGAGAACGGAAATAAAGCAGTAATGGTCCCAGCGGATGATGAACTCATACGCTTGTATACAGACCACGAAGAAGGGTCTTAATTTTATAAATAGGTGAATGTATGTATTCATAACTATGATTATCTGCAAATCCTGCGGCAAAGAAGTTTCACAAAGTGCCCGTAAGGGTGGAAGAGCAAAACTTTATTGTAATGAATCTTGTCGCAACAAATGGAGATATAAGAATGATTCTTCTGTTATGAATAGAAACACTTATACCGAACAAAAAACGAGAGCTTATTCTAATAAATGGAAAGCACTTCAATATAAAGGTGGTAAGTGTCAAACTTGTGGTGAAGATAGACCTGCAACTCTATGCTTTCACCATAGAGACCCTTCTCAAAAAGAATTAAAACTTGATGGGAGAAGTTTCGCAAATAGACGATGGGAACTTATTAAAGAAGAGGTTGATAAATGCGACCTTCTTTGCCATAACTGCCATAACGTGCTACACTATGGGGACAGTTGGGAGGAATTCCTAAACGAGCAGGTCTAGCAATTTGGTAAATGCAGCGTTCTCATAAAGCGCCTAAAAAGAGTTCGATTCTCTTGACCTGCATTGGACGGAACCACTTCTGTCCTATTGACAGTTTTCTGTCAAACCCTTATAATACTAAGGTCAACATTCAAAACAATGACGCTTACAACTAAGTTCAAGAAAGACATCCAAACCCTTAAGGGTGCTGCCAATGGTGAGTTTTACCTTGATGTAAAGAATCCGAAACTTTTCAAAAAGGTACGTAAGTTCTATGAAAACAATGGTGTAGTATTCTCTGGTGATCCTCTGGATGACTATGAAATGCTTATGGAATATGTCTACGATGATCTTGAAGTTTCTGTTGAGGTTGCTTGATGAAAGTTACCGTGAAACCAACCGTTCTTCTTGAGCGGTTTCCTTATCGTTATGTTCAAGTCGGCAAACTGGAGATCAATGGTCTTCCAGACTGCCGCATTCAAAAGGTAGATTCATATACGGGTCGTTACAAAGACATTTATCTCTGCGATAATGAAATGCAGTTGATGACTGCTATGGAAGACTTTGAGTATACTAAATGGCTCGATCCTGATGGTGGTCCTTGTTATGTTAAAGACTCGGTAAGTCGTTAAACTAGCCCTGGTCGGTTGAAGTATCCCCTTCATTCCCGAGTCTTGGAATGACTCTAAACTTACCCTGGTGGAGTCATAAGACCCCTTAAAACTAAATACTACAAGAGTTTATTACTAGATAAAATGGCAGCAAAAGGTTCTGCAGCAAGATCTGCAAGTGGTGCAGCAATGTCAAAATATGACGTAGAAGTCGAAAAAAGACTTAAAGCACTAGAAGAAAAAGCACATACTCCTTGTGGAGGTGGTGGAAATGCATCTGGACTAGAAGCAAAACTTGATGCTCTTATTGCAGCATTAAATACTGTTCCTTCTATTGTTGAGCATTTTCCAAAGGATTCTGAAGGCAACAGAAGAATTACCCTTTGATAAGGTTTCTTGCTTTACCTAAGAGCAAGTGGCGAGCCTGTAAAGACCTTAAAGGACGGTTGCATAAACCGTCCTTTTTTTGTATAATACATAATATACACAAGTATTGGACTTATGAGTGAGTATAAGAAGACAGCACTAGTGCTTGGTGCTGGTGGTTTTATTGGAAGCCATATGGTAAAGAGACTTCGTTCTGAAGGTTACTGGGTGCGTGGAGTTGATATCAAAGATACTGAGTTCTCTCCTACAGAAGCAAATGAATTTATCACTGGTGATCTTCGTGATGTAGAGTTTGTTCGTCGTGTCATTCAGTTCAAAGGTGAACAAGGTAATTTCTACAACTCTGTTCCTGACAGGTATCTTCAACCTTTTGATGAAATCTATCAGTTCGCTGCTGATATGGGTGGTGCAGGTTTCGTTTTCACTGGAGAGAACGATGCAGACATTATGCACAACTCGGTCACTATCAACTTGAATATTCTTGATGAGCAACGCAAGTTTAATGAAACTGTAGGTAACAGAACTAAGATTTTCTATTCTGGTTCTGCTTGTATGTACCCAGAACATAACCAACTTGATCCCGATAACCCTGATTGCCGTGAAGAATCCGCATATCCTGCAGACCCTGATTCAGAATATGGTTGGGAGAAACTCTTTTCTGAACGTTTATACTTCGCTTTTAACAGGAATTATGGCATTCCTGTTCGTGTTGCAAGGTATCATAATATCTTCGGTCCAGAAGGAACCTGGGAAGGTGGAAGAGAAAAAGCGCCAGCTGCAATCTGCCGTAAAGTCGCTTACCTCCCGCAGCAAGGTGGAGCAATCGAAGTGTGGGGAGATGGCTTACAAACTCGTTCCTTCCTGTTCATTGACGAATGCATTGAAGCAACTCGACGATTGATGGATAGTGACTTTATGGGTCCTGTCAATATTGGTTCAGAAGAGATGGTTACTATCAATCAATTGGTAGAAACTGCTGCTAAGATTTCTGGTAAAGAAGTTCATAAAATTCATATTGATGGACCTCTGGGTGTTCGTGGTCGTAACTCTAACAATGATCTAATTCGAGAGAAACTTGGATGGGATTATTCTCAGACTCTGGAAGAAGGTATTCGCATTACATATCAGTGGATTTCTGAACAAATTGCTAAGAAGAATCAATGACAATTAGTTTCAATATGCTTGGACATCATGGGAGACTTGGCAACCAAATGTTCCAATATGCAACTCTTAAGTCTATTGCATTAAAGCATGGATATGACTTTACTATTCCGCCAAGCGATTTTAATGATGCATACCACGATCATCAATTATTTGAAGGGTTTGAACTTGGCAGCCTTTCAAAAGAAAATATTAGAATTAATAATGTTCAACGAAGAGCAGAAGAAGGACACTTTCACTTCAACCAAGAACTTTATGAAAAGTGTCCAGATGATGTAGATATCTTTGGATACTTTCAAACAGAAAAGTATTTTTCCGAGTTTGCTGATGAGGTAAAGAAAGACTTAACTTTTAAAGAAAGTATTCGTAGTATTGCTCAAGAGTATAGAAATCAGATTGATAGTGAAGAAGTTATCTCTCTTCATGTTCGTAGGGGAGACTATGTAAATCAACCTTGGCATGGTTGTTGCCCTATGGAATACTATCAGCAAGCACTGTCAATGTTTGATAGTAAACTTCCTGTTATTATTTTCACAGATGATCCTAAATGGGTATTGAATGAAAATATATTTGTGTCTGATAGGTTCTTTGTTTCTGAAGGTAACAGTAATCTATTTGATATGTGTTTGATGACACTATGTGACTATCATATTATTGCTAACTCTTCGTTCTCCTGGTGGGGTGCTTGGTTGGCAGATAGTAAGAAAGTTATTGCTCCTCAACGTTGGTTTGGTCCTCCTCTGAGTGAGCAGAATGATGTAAAAGATTTAGTTCCTGATAGGTGGGTAAAAATATGATTGATTTGCGTAATGTAACCTTTATCATTCCTCTGCGAATTGATACTGATGACCGTCTTCGTAATATTATTTTAACTACTATATTTCTTCTGAATAAGTTTGACTGTAAAGTCATCATCAAAGAATCTGATGAGATGCGTAAGTTTGAAACTTGGGCTCTGCCTCTGATTCAATCTGTTGCTAACACAGAGAATCTGACTTATGTGTTTGAAGAAAACACTGAAGATCATTTCCATAGAACTCGTCTTCTGAATGAAATGGTTCTGATGGCAGAGACTGATATTGTTGTTAACTATGATAGTGATATTGTTCTTCCTATCAGTTCTTATGTGAAAGCAAAAGAAATGCTTGATAGTAAGGAGTTTGATGTTGTCTATCCTTATAAGTTTGGTGAGAAGGGAGAACGGAAAGTAACTCTCAATACTAAGGTTGAAGATGAAGAAGATTTGAAACATCTTCTCAATACTCCTATCGTTAGAGACTTTGTTCAAACTACTGACCCAGAAGTTCTTGACCAGTCATTTGGATATGCTCAGAATGTAAATGGTATTGGATGGGCAGAGTATGGAATGGTCCAGTTCTTTAACAAACAAGTTTATCTGGATGGATATCTTGAGAATGAAAATTTCATTGCATATGCTCCAGAAGATGTAGAACGTCATCATCGTTGGAAAATTCTTGGATATAACATCGGTCGGGTTGAGAATCATGCTTATCACCTAGAGCATAAGAGAACTCAAAACTCATGGTTCAATAACCCATTCATGCAAAAGAATAATGAACTGTGGGAATATCTCAAAAATCTTTCCAAAGAGGAAGTAATCGAGTATTATGAAAAGCAAGAGTATGTGAAGGAGAAACTGAAATGACTTGGCACCTAGTCAATTACGCTGACGACAAGTTTAAACCACAGCAGGAATTTTTGGAGAGAGTTCACTCTGATAACTTCAATATCATTTCATACAATCGTGAGTGGTTGGTTACTACAGATTTCTACAAAGATAATCAGAGTCTTCTAGATGAAGAGCATGGTGGCGGATGGTGGGCATGGAAACCATATGTTATCCTTGACGCACTGTCAAAAGTAGAAGAAGGTGATTATGTAATCTATTGTGATTGTGGAGATATGGTCTCTCCTGGTATCAAATCTTTTGTTGAAAATACTTTGAGTGAAGATGAGTTTTGTCTTCTGTTACTTGGAAACAATAAGAATAAAGATTATACCAAGAGAGATTGTTTTGTTCTTATGGATTGTGATGAAGAAGACTATTGGAATTCAAATCAGTTAGAAGCAGGAGTTCAGGTTTGGAAGAAGACTGAACAGTCTATTAATATTATTTCTGATTGGATGAAGTATTGTATTGATGAAAGAATCATTAAAGACGACCTTAGTATTTTGGGCGAAGAGATGACTTCTTTCAACGCACATCGTAATGATCAAAGTATCCTAACTAATATTGCGATCAGAGAAGGTCTAAGCGTAAGCAATCAAGAATTTAGGAACTTTATTGAGTGCGACTATGACTATTGGTATGAGCGTTATCCAAATTCCAACTATGGAAGAGATATTGATAGATTCCTTGTGAGTGTTAAAGATGCATAGTATTATTTTAACTGTTCATAATAAAGAGTGGTTGATTCAAGAAGTCCTTAGTGGTATTGTAAAAAATACTGTTGGGGACTATGAACTTATTGTTGTTCTTGATGGATGTACAGACAAGTCATTTAATATTGTTGAGGACTTCTTTTATGGAACTGATAAAAAGGTTTTGATTGCAACGACACCAGATGTATTTGAAACTAAAGCAAATAATGTAGGACTTAAAAGTGCTCAAGGAGAATATGTGATTATCGTCCAAGACGATATGATTATTAAGGAGAAGGGTTGGAACCTGAGAATGCAAAAACCTTTTGATGCATTTGATGATGTGTTTGCAGTTACTTCTAGAACCGCACACAACTGGGAATTTAATCCTAACACCAAACATTTGGGTATGGAAGAAGACCTTAATAACTGTTGGTCTGATATCTGTATTCACACTGACCATGCAAACAGAAGCACTATTTCTAGAGATGTATTTGCCGTTCGTGCTTCAGTCAATCGTGGTCCTTTGATGATTAATCACGAAGACCTCAAGACTATGGGATATCTTGACGAGGCATTCTCTCCACAAGATATGGATGACCATGACTTAATGTATCGTATGCATAAAGAACTTGGTAAAGTCTGTGGATGCTATTGGATTGACTTTGAGTCAAAAGATGAGTGGGGCGGGACAAGGGTTGATGGTTCTCCTGCACCTTGGTTGTTGAAAGCAAACCAGAAGAACACTAAAATATTCTATGACCGTCATAGTGATTTAATAAATATGATGTATGAGAATGAAGATCGGGAGTTGCCTGATGGTTGAAAATCAATATTATTTTAAATATGCGAAAAACATTTTTTCACAAAATGGTGATGATGGTATTATTGAAAAGATATTTGAACATCTAAAAATTAGTGATGGAGTGGTTGTAGAGTTTGGTGCATGGGATGGAATATATTTGAGCAATGTATACAACCTATGGAAAAATAAAAACTTCAGTGCTCTGTTGATTGAGAGTGATGAAGGAAAGGCAAATGAAATGTTAGAAATGTTTTCTGACTTTGATAATGTCGATCTAATGAACTGTGCAGTATCACCTGATAAGGATGATGAGCATTCATTAGATAATCTTCTGCAAAAGTCAATACTTAATATTACTAATGATAACCTGAATCTTGTATCTATTGATGTAGATTCGTGCGACTATCATATTTTTCAATCATTAGAGAAGTATTCTCCTAAGGTTGTTGTTATAGAAACCAAAGGTTTTGATGATCCAAACATTAAGTACAATATTTTTGGTAATGGTTGCAGTTTAAAATCAGTAACAGAACTTGCGGAAAAGAAAGGATATAAATTAGTATGTCATAATGGGAATGCATATTTTGTCAGAAATGATCTAACATATCTTCTTCCAGATGATGTTGAATCATCTTTGGAAGATCTACATTCTTCTATTAGTGATATTGATATTTGGCAATCGATAGATGCTTCTGGAAATGTAAAGAATGGTTTTAGATACTATCTGAGTCCTGAATATACTAGTCTTATTGAAAATGAAAAGAAAATCCTTATCAAATGTTGATCTTATTTCGATCAATTGTGTAAATCCACAAGCATCAGTAGCAGCACTCAATCATTGTCAGAAATATTTTGAGTTTGGGAAGTCTATTTTAGTATCTCATATTGAACCTTCTGAATATTATGATATTGAGTTGCATAAGTTAGAAGAAAAACTTTCTTGGGATGGATATAACGATCATATCTTAAACTTAAAAGACCATACAGATAATGACTTTGTTATGGTCATTCAGGATGATGGATATATTGTCAATCCAAATCTTTGGGATGATGAGTTTCTAGAATATGATTACATTGGGGCACCTTGGCCTATTGAAGAAAGTTGGATTTCAATGCAACACAAGGAACATCAACCAAAACTGCGAGAGAATCTTCCTAAAAACCGAGTAGGTAATGGTGGATTCTGTATTCGTAGTCGTAAGTTTCTTGAGTTTTCTAGTCAGTTCAAAGACACTGGCATTCTGGGAGAGGATACATTTCTTTGTACTAAGATGTATCAAGAAGCAATTGATTATGGAATCAAGTTTGCTCCTTTTGAATTAGCAATTAAGTTTGCATATGAGAATCCCTGTTTTGAGTATGATGGACATCATTGGAATGAGTTCATTGCATTTGATATGAACAAACACTTTGGTTGGCACGGTAGTCAGTTTGCCAACAAAAATCAGTTATTATCCTTAAAATACCAATGAAAATATTTGTAACAGGTTGTGCAGGTCTCTTGGGTTCTAATTACTCAAGACACCTGATTGAGAATGGTCATCAAGTTATCGGTATTGATAATCTCTCTGGTGGATATAAAGCATTTGTCCCTAAAGGAGAAAACTTTCAGTTTGTAAAACTGAATATTGAAAATAGAAAAAAGGTTGTAGAACTGTTTGAAGAACACAAACCAGATGTTTGTGTTCATTTTGCTGCATATGCGGCAGAAGGTTTATCTCCTTTCATCAGAAATTTTAATTACAGAAACAACCTAGTTTGTTCTGCTAATCTTATCAATGAGTGCATCACTCACAGAACCAAGATTCTCTTTACTTCCACAATGGCAGTTTATGGTGACCAAGAACCACCATTCAATGAAGAGATGAGACCTTCTCCTATTGACCCATATGGTGTCGCAAAGTATGGTGTGGAGGTTGATCTTGAACTTGCCAGAAAGCAGTTTGGATTGAGATATAATATCATCCGCCCCCACAATGTTCTTGGAAAGTATCAAAATATCTGGGATAGATATCGTAATGTAATTGGTATCTTTATTCGCAAGACTTTGAATGGTCAACCTATTCTAGTCTATGGTGATGGAGAGCAGACCAGAGCATTCTCTGATATCAAATATTATATGGAACCATTCGATCTTCTTTTAGATGGGTTTGATGGTGAGACTTTTAATATTGGTGCAGATAAACACTTCACCCTGAATGAGGTTGCAGAGACCGTACAAGCGATTGGAAGCAAGTATGGGTATGATGTGCCTATTGAGCACGGAGAACCCCGCCACGAAGCGAAACACGCCTACTGTGACCACACCAAAGCAAAGACCCTTCTTAAGTTTGAGGACAATACAAACCTTTATGATCTTATTGAAGAGATGTTTGTTTGGGCAATGAAAGAACCAAATCGTAAGGTAAAAGATATGCCTTATGAAGTTACTAAAGACATTTACGATTATTGGAAATGACAAAACCTATTCAAGTATTGATGCGACAGTGTTTTTATTCACCAAACACTTCGCTTTCAAATAGAAAAAGACCCGATTGGTTTGATAAAGTAAAGGTCTTTCAGAACTTTAAGAATACTATCAATCCAGAACTTGCAGACTTTAAGATCATTTACGATGAAAAGTTTGGACCCCTTGAAGAAACCTTCTTAAAGGATGAACCAAATGTTGAAGTTATTAATTATGGATATGAAGCAGGCAGTTTCTCAAAGACTGTAGATATTGCAGTACAACTTGATGTTCCTGACGACACTATCATTTATTTCCTTGAGGATGATTATTTGCATCGTCCTGGATGGTGTGAAGCTTTGCTAGAAGGTTTTACTCTAGAGACAAACTATGTTTCTCTCTATGACCATCTGGACAAATATATCGATAAGGGTTATGATGACTTGGTCTCAAAAGTTATGGTGAGTGAGACTTCTCATTGGAGAACCGTTCCTTCTACTTGCAACACTTATGCTGCACTTTTAGGAACACTCAAAGCAGACTATGCAATCCATAAACACTTTAGTGATGCATCTCCTGATGGTATTTCGATGGACCATGCAAAGTTCTGCCACTTAAGAGACCATCTTGGGCGTAGATTAATTACACCTATGCCTGGATATGCTACTCACTGTGATCTTTTACACTCGCCCACAATTGACTGGGAAGAAATTATCAAAAAAGAATCATGAGCGATGTTTTAATTGCAGCATATCATGGAGGACTGGGAGATTCTCTCCAGTTCTCCACTCTACCTGAAGAGTTTTCAATACAGCAGGGTCGTGACACTTATGTGTGGGACCGTGCTTTTTTTCGTAATCCAGAAATTGCTCAATTAGTATGGGGCCAAAATCCATATATTAAAGGAGTCAAAGGTGGAAAATGGAATGCTGGCGATATTCCAGAGATTAAATTTGAAAATGTTGCTGGCAATTCTATTGGTAATTGGGAACAACTTCATGGGTTGGAACCAAGAAATAAATATCCAAAGATCTACTACAAACCAAACTGCACTGATTTGAGTGATGTGTTTTTGGTTGATATTTCTACTATCAGTAGAGACTATAATCATGAAAAACTCTTGCAAAAATATGAAGAGATTAGAAAAGAGCATCCAAATAAGTTATTTGTTAGGATAGAGTTTCTAAATGAAATCAATAGCAGGAAAGGTATTGATATTGCACATGATGGAAAGCATGTAACATATCCTGTGCCTGTTGATGGAAGAATGGAGATAACCAATATCTTTTCTTATGTCAATGCTATGGCATCTTCTGCTGGTCTTGTATCGGTTCATAGTGGTCAGAGCCATTTAAGTTCCGCTGTTAAGCATCAGTATAATTCAGACCTTCAGAGTTATTGTATAATGCCAGAGGATGATTATCAGTTTCATATCAATAAAGGTATTTTTATCTTTGATAATATTCAACACGTTACATATGAACCATGATGGATAAAAACAAATCAGTATATAAACTAAAAAACTTTGGTCCTGTCTATTACTTAAATCTTGATGGGCAACCAGAAAGAAGAGAGTATATGGAATCTCAATTTAAATATTGGGAAATTGAAAATTATACACGTATCTCTGCATATGATGGCAGAGAAGATGACTTAAGTGATATCATCAAAGGTAGATATCCAGAAATGATGACTTCTGGTGAGATTGGTTGTACAACTTCTCATTTAAAAGCAATTAAACATTGGATTGAAACTTCTGATAGTCCGTATGCAATTATCATGGAAGATGATTGTGACCTTGATATCGTTAGATTTTGGAATTTCACTTGGGAAGATTTTATTGCTAGAGTTCCATATGCTTGGGATGTAATTCAACTTGCAATCATTTCCACTGGGGATATTCATGTTCCTATTCATACAAGATTTGTCAATGATTTTTCTACTGCTTGTTATGTAATTACACGTCATCATGCAGAAAAACTTATCCGTAATCATGTTCGTGAAGATAAGTATAAGTTAGATAATGGTATTAGACCAAGACCAGTTGCAGATGATCTTATCTACAATTCTGGTGTAACTTATGCTACACCCATTCTTCTTTATAAAATTCAATTGGGTTCTTCAATTCACCCAGATCATATTGATGCATTTCATCGTCAGAGTCATGATGGAATTAGAAACTTTTGGGAACAGATAGGTTCTGATATGACTGTAGAGAAGATTACGGATTATAATCCATATCTTGGACGGGTTTCTGAACCAACTTCTAAAAACTCTTGACACAACGGGAAATCAGTATTACTATGAGTGAGTATCTCTTTTGATATATTCTACTAAAATTTGGGGTTGTGAAGACCCCTCTTTTTTTATGAAAGTAATTTTTAAATCTCTTTTGCATCCAGTTACTCTAATTAACCTACTTATTTGTGGGTCTTTGATATTAATTGGTATAGTTCATAATCATGCCCACCAAGAAATGGAAAAAGATATACATGCTTATGTAAGAAAATTTTGTAAAAAATCTGATAAGTGTGTGTTTTCTGACTACTAGTGTTGACAAAATGTAAAGAAATCATATATAATGTAACAATACTTCACAAAGGAGAAGAACATGACTGTAACTACAAATGACCAAGGACAACAAAATATGTGGGCAACTGAACCAACCATGTATATGAGCAAGGAAGACCTTGACCGTTATGGCATTGAAACCTATGCTGAAAAAGCAGAAAAACTGAATGGTCGTGTTGCCATGCTTGGTTTTGTTGCTGCGGTCGTTTCTTATGCTACATCTGGTAGTGTGTTCTTTTTTGGGTCCTTCGGGTTCTGATCAAAAGAGTTGACAATGACTTCAACTTTATTTACAATTACATCTGTCGCCTTTTTTGTATTACTGGCGTACTCCGTAGAACAACTTTCCGAAACTTATTAAACAATGGCATTTAACGTTACTCTTCGCTCCTCTGACGGAACTGAAAACACCATTACTTGTGAGGATGATCAATACATCCTTGATGCTGCTGAAGAAGCAGGTATTGATATGAATTATTCTTGTCGTGCTGGTGCTTGTTCATCTTGTGCGGGTAAAATTGTGAGTGGTACTGTTGATCAGTCTGACCAGTCTTTCCTTGATGATGATCAAATTGAAGAAGGATTTGTTTTGACTTGTGTTGCATACCCTACTTCTGATTGTGTGATTGAAACCGAACAAGAAGAAAATTTGTACTGATGAATAAGTTTTATCTTTTCTCAAAAGAATCCTGTGGTCCATGTATGTTAGTGGACAAGTACATGATTTCTATTAAAGATGATCGTACCAGTCTTCTTGAAAAAGTTGATCTCGAAGATGTAAGTGATATTCCTATTCCACAAGAAAACCTTGACCTTGCAAAGCGTTATGGCGTAACTGCAACTCCTGTTCTCATTATTACTGATGAGGAAGGAAACAAACTAGAAGAGTTTGTTGGTGGAATGGGAATTACACAAAACATTCGTAAAATGTTTGATAAGTATGCCTGATTCAAATCAACTCTATGAAGACATGGAGAAACTCAATGCCCTATATGAAGAACTCTGTTGGGCACATGATGATGAACTAGTATTCACCCACGATGGTGAAAAAGTTATTATTTACAACAAAACAAAGCAACTTAAATATGGAACACAGTCTGATTGAACTCCTCACTTACTATGTAATTGCTGGAGCACTTATTATTGGAGCACCAGCAGTGTTCTTTACTGTTGCCTTTATGCCAGCACTTATGAATACTAAAGGTGCTGTTGTTGGTTACAAAGTTCACCGTGATTATGGTGATACTTCTATCTACACAAACATTTCTGGAGAAAAACAATGAACGAAAAAGCAGAACGCATTAATGGTTGGGCAGCAATGATTGGTGTCATTGCCGCAATGGGATCTTATGCCGTTAGCGGTCAAATTATTCCTGGTATTTGGTGATGTTAGTACTAGCAACTTGTATGCTAGGTGCTTTTATAATTCATTCAGCACTAAAAGATGTTGATATTGACGATGATGATGATATGGATGGAGGTATGATGATACCAGCATACAATCCAGTTTAAAAAGGGGAGGAGAAAATGCTTGACATCTTCTCCTTTTTTTGGTATTATACATATTTCGTGCCACTTATCAGATCATTTTCTGTGGTAGTGGATGTAGATTTTTATTAAATTTAATGCTCAATAAAATTCTTTCAATTGCTTTGATTACATCTATTCCTGCTGCTTGTGCTTATCCAAGCATCAGTGAAATTGAGAACCCGCCCACTGTTGATGTGACTGTCAATGAAGAAAAGGCGGTTCCAATCGAAGTGGTGGAAAAAACTTGGAAGTGCCCAGAATGTAATTACAATGAAAAATATGTCCTGGAAAAACTTCAAGAGAAAACAAGAATTACCGATCGTAACGCTCTTGCTACGATCATGGGAAACATTAAATCGGAAAGCAACTTCCATCCCAACATCTGCGAGGGAGGTGCTAGAGTTTCTTACGACCGTTGCCATAGCGGTGGTTACGGACTCATTCAGTGGACCTCTACGAACCGTTATTTGGGGTTAGGATACTTTGCTAAGAAGTATGGTTATGACCCTTCTTCACTTGAAGGTCAGACTGCTTACATGATTAATGAATCTCAGTTTCAAAAAATTCTACCTGAATTTGAAGGTCCTGGTCGAACAGTCGATCAGTATATGGTTGGTGCTTATTATTGGTTGGGTTGGGGAATTAAGGGATATCGCCAACATTATGCATACGATTACACTAAAAAAATGATTTGGTCATGATTAAACAACTCATCAAAAAAATTGTTGAAGTAACTAAATCTCCAATTGTTGGAGAAGATACAACAAACTATCAAGATTTTATTCAGTGTGAAATTGATGATGAAGAAGTTTCATGTGAAGAAATGAACTATATTGGTATTCCTGCACCGATTGAAATGCCAATTGATCCATGGTTTGTAGATTCAGATATTGAAATAGTAAAAACTGAAATTCAAATTACTCATGAAGAAATGCTTGAAGAAGCAGCGCGTCGTGAAGAAGAAAATAACAAAGAAGAGTTTAAAGAATCAGAAGACATTCATCAAGAGATGTATGAAATTGCATCTAACAGTTGGACTACAGTAGGAGAGTATCAAGGCGGTTCTGAAAATTTCCAAGAAGGTCCTATTAATTGGCAATCTGGTAATGGTATGGGACAATACCGATGACTAATGATTGGAGATATTCTGAAGATAGAATGTTGATTAGAACACAAGCACTTAATATTTTATTAAAAAAATTCGGTTCTACATTAAAAACTAATGGAGAACCTAAATATTCAAACCAATCCATTTACGAGTGTGTTCATGATTGGGTTTCTCAAGGGAATACCAATGTAAATGGAATTGTAAAATATTACGAGGCTTATTATGCAAAAAATAATTAATGTTATTGCTCTACTATCGGGACTGACTTCATTGGCAGTTATCGGTAGTGGAGTTTATTTGTATAAAAATTCGGGTTTATTAATTGAAGAAGCACGGGAAAAAATTTCTAATGCTGCTGTAGAAGCAATCTCTGATGCACTTCCTGGTTTAATTGATGCTGCTATGCCAACGATTCCCGAAGTAACTGGTCCTGCAGTATCTTCACCTACCTTTTCTGGTCCTCCGATTAATTTACCATGAAAAAAATTATATTCAGTTTGTTGGCTGCAGTATCATTAACTGCTCCAGCATTAGCGAACAACTCTAAAATCACCAAGGGTTATAATACTATGGATTCTCTGGGGTGTATGATTCTACGAGAATGTACAGATGGAGTCGAAGAAGTCGTTAGTCTTTTGGATATTTCTAGTAAGTATCCTAATACTGAATCTTTTACATCTGTTTCTAATGAGTTCCACAGTATGCTTATTTCCCTTAATAAGGTCGGAGTTAAGGTGTTTCTAGCAGATCAAAAGTATTTTCCAGCAGGACATCGTGGTGTCTATCACACTGTAAGTAATAACTTTTTTCTGAATAAATCATATATGAATCGCCCATCTACACTTATGACCGTGATGCGTCATGAGGGTTGGCACGCTGCACAGGATTGTATGGCAGGAACTATTAAGAATAGTTTGATTGCTATTATCAAACCTGAAGAGGATGTTCCTCAAGTTTGGAGGGATATGGTTGAAAAATCTTATCCATCATCTGCTGTACCTTGGGAAGCAGAAGCAAAGTGGGCTGGACTTACTGAAGGTATGACTGCTAAAGCATTAGAAGCATGTGCTGCTGGCAAAATGTGGGAAGTTTATCAACCTACTCCCCTCACTCACAAATGGTTAGTAGAGAATGGATATATTAAAAAATAAATCTAAAAATTATACACTCCCATTAACTCTTTCGTTGATGGGAGTTTTTTTGTTGACCATAACAATTATTATTGCTGGTTATTTTCAAGGACATATGCATCTTATTGAAACATTAAAGAACGCCGCTAATAAATAGAGTTGCCTTACTCTATACATATGCTCGGAAATAAATCAAAAGCTAAAGTAGAAGAGAAGGACCATGATGAAGATAAGAGTGAAGTTCTTGGTAATCTGGTGAAAGTTGTTGTACTTATTTGGTCTGCATCTCTCCTTACCTTTAGCTATGTTCGCTTGCCTAATGGACAAAAGATTTTAGACTTTGATCCTACCTTTATCGCATCCGTGTTTTCTGGATCGTTAGCTGCGTTTGGTTTGAGTCCTGCTAAGGCAGGTGGTGCTGCAGCAACTAAAGCAGTAACAACAAAAAAAGAAGAAGAACCTCCCGTAGTGTCTGCAATTGAATCTAAGAAAGGATGATGAAAAAATTTCAAACTACTGAGAATTTACCAAATAAGTCGCCTTTAAAAATTGCAGCATTGATAATTGGTGGCGTTATTGGTGTTGCTCATATTGGTGTGTTGGGACATCTTATTAAACAAACTCCTGATGCTCATCAACCCCCTACAATTAATATTCCTCACGGACCATATTCATCCTATAGAATTAAAGCAGGAAAGGATGGATATGAGATTGAATATCGTGCAAATGATCCCAAAGTTTTAGAATCTGAACGGTCAATGAATCTTGATAAAACTAAACGGGGATTGTTTGGCGGTGGTACAGAAAAGCGTGATGAATATCGTCGAGATCAATATACAATGGAAGGAACCCGTAATATGGGTTCAGGAGGCGCTGTAGATGGCGAGGGAAAGTTCAATGCTCAAAACGCCGAATGTATAGCGGCGGACGCTGGAGCACGGTCACAAGGTGCGATGGCAGGTAGTGCTATTTCTGCTGGTGTTATTGTTCCCGCTGTAATCAATATTCCTTATATTGGATGGTTGGCTGCAGGATGGGCAACTCTTTTGGGACAGAGTGCAGGTGAGTCTCTTGGTTCAGAAATTGGAAGTGTATTTAATGATTGCTAATGAAATTTGATTTGGATATGGAAGATTTTACAATCATCCAAAATGCTTTACATTATTATAAACATGTAGAAAAAAGAGGTAAATTTTCTGTCTTTGATATAGATCGTGTAAATAGGTTGAGAGATAAATTATCTTATCAATTGATACCTAGTCCTTTTAGTAAAGATGGAACTGATTCTGAGACCTCTGAATGATATCAATCAACCCACTTGGAGCGTAATAATATCCTTAATTATTTTGTTAGCAGGAGTTTTATATTATGTTGTATATATACTTCGTATGGCAAATAATGAAATAAACGATGAGCGACCTGACGAATAAGGATGCTGAACAGGATTCCAAACTTGCAGTATTAGAAAGCAAGATTGAAAGTTTTCGTGAGAGGATTCATGCTCTAGAGGCAGAGACATCTGGTGTTTCTGTTATTGATAGTACATTAGAAAATGCTATTCGTCGTATTGAGATGGTTCACAGTCGTATAGATAAGACTGAGGAAAAACTCAAAACACTTGATAATGAATTGCGTGGAAGAATCCGCAAAAATGAAATGTGGATTGCAGGTGCTGGTGCCATCATTGCAGCAGCAACAACAATTATAGGAATTGCAGTATCAGTAGAATCACAGGAGATAAGACATGGGAGCGATGACACCACCAAGCAGGAAATCGTGCTACAACTTCAGAGTAATTGAGATTAATCGTGTCCTTGATGGTGATACTATTGATGTCACTATTGACCTTGGGTTTGATTTATACAAGAAAGAAAGAGTTAGAGTTGCAGGAGTTGATACGCCAGAGAAACGCACCAGAGACCTTGAGGAAAAGGAACTAGGATATGACGCAACCAACTGGCTCAAAGAGAAACTGGAAGGTGCTATTTCTGGTGACGATGACCTTGTTATTAGGACTGAACTTGTTGGTGGCGTTGGGAAATATGGGCGTCTTCTTGGCTGGTTATACATTGGGGATGCAGAGTTGTCCCTTAACGAGCAAATGATTACAGAAGGATATGCTTGGGCATATGATGGTGGCACAAAGCAGAAAGACTTTGAGGAGTTAAGAGAGATTCGTAGACAACATGGGACATTAGTATGACTGCTGGTATTTTTATTTTTAGTTTTATATTTTTGTTGACATTTACTCTAGATAGAACTTTTCCAGTAAGGTATCGAAGTTAAAACATAACTTAATTAAAAAATAATGAGATTTGTTAAATAGTAATTATAGTATAAGATTCTTACAATGGCACAAAGTACATATAAAAAACAGGCAAAGAAAGAAGCAACTGAAACTTTTTTCCTGTATGTTTTCTTTCATTCTATCTGGACTGGCATTTTTAAATTCTTTGAGGATTGATGGAGATACCCAATATTACTACTACCGATATTAAAATCGGTGAGATTGAAATTCCTAAAGTTGTAACTGCTAACGAATATTACACATCAACACCGATGGCACCACCTGTTGTGGTAAATATTGGTGTCCCTGTTGTTGACATTCCTGGTTGCGTTGAAGCACACGAAAGCAACAGCAAATCTAAAACTGTAGGTCAAGATGACGAAACAGGACTGGTTACGTATTGTGACGCTGGTGTTCCCAGTTATAATCCTATTTCTTTTGAACCTGAACAGATAGTTCCTACTGCTCCTGCTGGTGTAGATACAAGACAACCTAAAACACCAGAAGTTCCTAAGACACCAGAAGTTCCCAATCCAGCACCACCTGCCACTGCCAAGGTAGATTGTCCTACACCAGCACAGGAAGCAAAGGAACCTATTGGCACATATGTAGAGGGTTTCAGAAAGAAAGTTACTGAATATAAACTGATTGGTAACGAATGTGTTCAGATAACAGAAGCAGTCCCACTACCTCAACAGATAGTAGCAGGACTGCCTAGTGGTGGTCAGGTTGTTCAGGTTGGTGGCGTTGCTGTCATTGCTACAGCATCAGCACTTATGGCAAAACCGCTGGCAGATATCCTACTAAAGGTTATCAAACCAACGGTCAAGAAAGTTAT